CGCCAGGTGGTGGGCACAATCTCCGGTTCCCTCAATGGCCGCAGTTTTGAACAAACCCTGACGGACTGAGGCGACGATGAATCAGGCGCAGATCGAAAACGTGCGGGTGGTCAAAGCCCGTCAGCCCTGGGTGGACGAAGAGGCCGAGGCTATTGCTGCTGAACCGCAGACCAAGCCGGTCAAGGGAGAATCCCTGGACAGCCCGGAGGTGCAGGAGCGGTTTAAGATGATACTGTGCCGGTTCATCGATGAGGTCGACTACCAGGCGGACAACCGCGTTGAAATGGCCATCGACCAGGATTACCGCGACGGCATCCAATGGACCGAGGAGGAAATTCGGGAGCTGCGTGAACGCAATCAGGCGCCATTGGTGTTCAACAAGATCAAACCGGCCATTGCCTGGATCGTCGGCAGCGAGAAGCGTGCCCGGGTGGATTTCAAGGTGGTGCCGAGGGGCAAGGAGGACGGACCGGGGGCCGAAGCCAAGACGAAACTGATGAAGTACGTCCACGACGTCAACCGGCAGCGCTCGGTTTGGTCGAGGGCCTTTGATGATTCGGTAACCGCTGGCGTCGGCTGGGTGGAAGAGGGTCTGAATCCGAACCCGCTGGAAGAGAAACTGGTGGTGCGCTACGAAAACTGGCGCAACGTCCGCTATGACCATCTGAGCGTGGAGCCGGACTTGAGCGATTCCCGCTATCTGTTCCGCTCCAAGGCCATTGATCTGGACCTGGCCAAGCTGCTGTTTCCCAAACATACCGCCATGCTGGAGTTGGCCGCCGAGGACCAGGCGTATCTGACCGGCATGGACGATGACGAATTGCGCACGCCCGGCGAGGTCCGCACCGCCTATGTGGACAATGTGCCAAACGGAGACGGCACCCGCAGGCAGCGAGTGCGACTGGTGGAGTGCTGGTACAAACAGCCGCAGGTGGTGTCGATTCTGGGCGGCAACGGACCGTGGCGCGGGTGCTGGTTCAACAAACAGGACTCGGTTCTGCTGTGGGCGGTGGAAAACGGCCTGGCACCCATCGTCGGCACGCGCATGATGATGATCATGCGGCACATGATTTTCACCGCCCCGTCTGGAATGGAATCGGTGGACAAGCCCTTTGACGGCCTGCTGCTGTTCGACGCGCCGATGCTCTACTGGCACAACCGTTTTCCGCTGACGCCCGTCTGGGGCTACCGCCGCAAGCGCGACAATGCCCCCTATGGCGAGGTGCGCAATCTGCGGGATCCGCAAAGCGACCTCAACAAGGCCAGGTCCAAAGCTCAATTCATCCTGGCAACCAATCAGGTGATCATGGATGAGGGCGCAGTGGATGACGTGGACGAACTGGCCGAAGAGGTGGCGCGGCCGGACGGCATCATCACCAAAAAGCCCGGCAAGCACCTGGAGATCCGCAACGACAAGGTTCTGGCGGAAGAATACGTCAGCCTGATGCAGCAGGACGAGCGCTATATCTCCGAAGTGTCCGGCGTCACGGACGAACTGATGGGACGCAGGACCAATGCGGTCAGCGGTGCGGCCATTGAGCGACGGCAGGAGCAGGGGAGCGTCACAACCCTGACCCTGTTCGACAACCTGCAGCTGGCCCGGCTGATCTCTGGCGAGAAACAGCTCTCCCTCATCGAGCAGTATTACGACGAGACCAAAACCTTCCGCCTGCTCAACGAGCGCGGGGTTCCGGAATACACCACGGTCAACGAACCGGACGAGGACGGCGAACTGCTCAACCCCATCACCTCAGCCAAGGCGGATTTCATCATCGATGAGCAGGCGTACCAGACCAGTGTGCGCCAGGCCATGCATCAAACCCTGATGGATCTGATCACGGCTCTGGCACAGGGCGGCATGGGCAATGTGGCGTTGGCCCTGCTCGATGTAGCCCTGGAGATGGCGGACATCCCGTTGCGCGACGAGGTGGTGGCGCGGGTGCGCAAAATTACCGGGCAGCGGCCGGACGACGAGGACCTGAGCGACGAAGAGCGGCAGGCCCTGGACGCGCAGCAGAAGCAGGAAGCGGAACTGTCGGCCCGTAAGGTGATGGCGGAATTGGAAACCATCGAGGGCAAGGCCAAGGAAGCCATGGCCAAGGGTAGCGCGGCCACCGCCAAGGCGATACGGGAAAAGCTCGACGCCATGAAGCAAAGCCTGGAGATTGCCACGGCCCTGCAGGCAGCCCCGGCGCTGGGACCGATGGCGGATGAAATCATGGACGACGGAGCGCGGGGCATTCCGGCCCCACAGGCTCCGCAAACCCCGCAACCATAGGGAAGGGAGAAAAGGAATGTCTCTGGGATGTTGTTCGGCGGAACAGAAGTCAAGAACGGTGAGCCACGAGGGGAGCCAGCCGCCGGCCAAGTTGGCGCTGTGCCGGATTGAGGACGCCAGCGAAATGGTGCTGGGACGTCTGACGGAGCTGGAAGCCCAACTGTACGGGGTGCTGAAACCGGAACCGCCTAACCCGGTCGGAGAAGAGCCGTGCATGGTGACCGGGCAGTCGCCCCTGGTACTGAGCCTGGTGGAGCATGAAGCGCGCCTGAACGGTGTCGGCTATCGCCTGCAGCGCCTGATTCAGCGGCTGGAAATTTAACCCTCAAACAACAGGGAACAAAAGATATGGAAAAGACTCTCGGCAACACCGATGTAAACGGAGCACGAAAGAACGTCAAGGATATCGTGGTGTTTGGGAACGGGGACGCCTTCCAGTTGCTTTGCAAAGCTTCCAGCCAGAAGGAAGGCTGGATGAAAAGCACAAAAGCAATGGAGGTTCCAGGTGGCTGTGTAGTCCAGGTGACCACCCACCAACGCAACCATGATGGAACCAACGCTGTGGCCGAAGCTGTAACGTTTGTTCCAGGCGTAAAAATAGCCGACGACCCTGATTTCGGCGGTCGAAAGCTTGTAGGCATCTAGCGAAAAAGGCTGGGCTACGATAGCAAACCTCAACCACAAGGAGTAACGGAGCATGAGCACCCACGGATACAGCGAAGAAGACCTGGCCGCATTGACTGACGAGGAACGCGCCGCCATCGAGGCCGAAGTGGACGACACCGAACTGACGGCGACGGCTTCGCCGGTGGATCTGCCGGGCGAGGAAGAAGAGGACGAGCCCCCGACAGGCGATACCGACCAGGCCAAAAAGACCGATGAGCCCCCGGTCAAACCGGAAGGCGACGAACCCCCGGCGGACTTGGGCGATGCCGACCAGGAGAGGAAGCCCGGCGGAGAGGACGCGCCGCCCGAAGGCGACGAGCCCCCGGCGGACTTGGGCGATGCCGACCAGGAGAGGAAGCCCGGCGGAGAGGACGCGCCGCCCGAAGGCGACGAGCCCCCGGCGGAGAAGGACGAACAGGGCGGACCGGAATATGTCGACAAGGACGAACCGGTCAACCCCTTTGATTATTCCGACGAGGCCAAGGGCCAGATCAAGGAGTTGCGGGCGCAGCTGGACAGCGGCGACCTGTCCCCGGCGGAATATGAGGAAAAGGCCGATGCCATCCGCTCGGAAGATTACCGCCAGCGCCTGCAGCTGAACGAGAACCAGCGCTGGGGCCGGGCGGTCCACGCCTATCTCGCCAGCCACGAGGACTACCAGGCGGACAAGAACCCGGTGCGGTTCGCGGCCCTGGACGGCGAAGTCCGGCGCCTGGCCAACAGCGTGGAAATTGACGGGTTGACCCATATTCAGATTCTGGACAAGGCCCGCAAGAACGTGGAAAAGGCGTTCGGCGTGCCGACACCCAAGGCGACCGGGGACGATGTGCCCCCGGCGGGCAAGGAAAAGACCGCGCCCCCACCGAAGCCCAAAGCTCAAGTTCCGGATGTTCCGAACCTGGGGGATCTGCCGGCCGCCGGAGTGGAAAACCCGAAGGGGACCGGAGGGGAGTTCGCCCATCTGGACAAGCTGACCGGCGCGGACCTGGAGGCGGCGCTGGAAAAGCTGACGCCGACCCAGCAAGATCGCTATCTGGCAGGGAGGTAACACAGTGACGTGCAGGCTGTTCCTGGATTTGCGCCCCGGCGAGGCGATCCGCATCGGCGGGGCGCGGGTGGCCATCGAAGAAAAAAGCGGCCAGCGGGTCAGGCTGCGCGTGGAAGCCGAGGGGTCCGTCCCGATCGTGCGGGACGATATCAAAATCAAGCAGAACCCGGGCCGATGACGGCTCAACCAATTACCTTGGCGCTGGAGTGCCGCAGAGAAAGGAGTCACACCCATGGCAAGAACCATCGTTGGCCTGGGCGACGCCAAGGCGGTCAAACGGTACTCCGGCATGTTGGCCGTCGACGTTGCTCGACAAAACCCCTGGAACCGGAAATACATCGGTAAGGGGGAGGAAGCCCAAGCGCCCATCGTGCAGCTGGACGAACTGCAGAGCGATGCGGGCGAACAGATCACCTATGACCTGTCGGTCCAGCTCCGGCAGAAGCCCATCGAGGGCGACAACAAACAGCGTGGTACCGAAGAGGGCCTGCGCTTCTACTCCGACTCCGTGTACATCGACCAGATGCGCGGCGGGGTCAATGGCGGCGGCCGGATGACCCGTAAACGGACCCTGCACTCCATGCGCAACGTGGCCAAGGCGCGCATGGCGGAATGGTGGGCACGGGCGTTCGCGGAGTGCATCTTCATGTACCTCTCCGGCGCTCGCGGCGTGAACGACGATTTCGTTTACGACACCGACTGGACCGGTCGCGCCAACAACAGCCTGTCGGCTCCGGACGCCTACCATATCCGCTATGCGGGCGGCAAGGCGAAGAACAGCATCACCACCGGCGACAAGATGGCGCTGAGTGAAATCGATGCGGTGCTGACGTCGGTGAAGCTGATGGGCGGCGGCACCAAGGGCATTCCGAAACTGCAGCCGATCCTGATCAACGGCGAGAAGCACTTCGTCTGCATGATGAACCCGCAGCAGGCGCAGGACCTGCGCACCAACGCCGGCACCGGCCAGTGGCTGGATATTCAGAAGGCCGCCGTGACCGCACAGGGCAAGGATAACCCCATCTTCAAGGGCGGTCTCGGCATGTACAACAATGTCGTGCTGCAGGAGGAAGAGGGCATCATCCGCTTTGGCGATTACGGCAACCCGGCCACCGTCGCTGCGGCCCGCGCTTTGTTCCTGGGCCGCCAGGCGGGTGCGGTGGCGTTCGGCTCCAAGGGCGGCGTGGGTCTGCGCTTCGACTGGTACGAGGGCACCGAAGACAACGACAACGAGATCATCATCTCCACGTCGTGCATCTGGGGCTTCAAAAAGTGCACCTTCAACGGTCTCGACTTCGGCATTTACGCCATCGATACCGCCGCCGCCGCTCCGACGGCCTAACCCACAAACGTAGCGCCCCGGTATGAGCCCGGGGCCTTCCTTAAAGAAGGAGGAACGACATGCCTCTGTTTACTGCCAAAAGCGTGTTGCAACCCCCGATCACCGGCGGTCAGGCCGGAGTGGTGGTGCAAAACGAGGGCGAAGTCAGCCTGCCCAATACCCTGGCGGCCAACGATATTGTTCAGCTGGCCATTTTGCCGGCCGGGCACAAGCCGGTGGACGCCATTCTGGAAGCCGACGACCTGGACACCAACGGCAACCCGACCATCACCGTTTCCATAGGCGTGATCAATTCCGGCGGTACGGATCTGGTCGCCGATACCAATTTCCTGACCGACTCGACCGTCGCGCAGGCCGGCGGCGTGGCCCGAGCGGCCGTCCTCAAGGGCTTGCAGTTGGCCGCGACCGGTTCCGATCGGATCATCGGCGCCAAGATTACGACCGTGGCGGCGACCAAAGCGGCCGGGAAGCTGCGGCTCAAGCTGCTCTCGGTCCCGGCATAACCATCGTTACGTTGAACCCGGAAGGGGCGGGGGACCTCTCGCCCCTTCAGTTCAGGAGGACTACCCATGATTCTGGAATGCTTGATCCAACGGGACGGACCCACCCATTTGACGCTGGACAAGTTCAACTATTGCTTCAAGGAAAACCCCGACTTCGCCGGGGCCGTGGTCTGCGACGTGACCAATGATGCGCATGCGGCGCTGCTACTGGCGACGGGCATGTATCGCAAATACTCCGGAGAGCGGCCGACGGTCAGCCCGGACCCGCTGCCCCTGACAGAAGACGAGGAGACCGATGACGAGGGCTCGGAACAAACTCCCGAAGAAATTCGGACGGAGGGCGCCGTAGAGGCCGAGCCCGGCGAAGCGTTGGCCATGACCGATGAGGACCGGGACAAGGCGGTGCTCGACATGGCTGCCGCCAACATGAGCTATACCAAAATTGCGGAGGTGGTGGGCAAGAGCAAAAGCTGGGTTGCCAACCGCCTCAAGATTCTCAAGAAAGGGTAGCGCCCATGGCCATCAACTGCCGCAGCTGCAAGAATCGGCATCGTGAAAGCCGGGATCCGCATTGCGAGCCGTGCGCCCGCCTGGCCACCGGAGAACGGGCGGTGGTCTACACCCGCTGAAAGCGCGCCGACGCGCCGGAGGGCACCACCCATGAACAAGCCTGACATGCGCGGTGCCGGGGCCAAGTTCGAC